TGTAGACTCTTTGACAATAAAAGAAGTTTTTGTGGCGTTGTTGCGATTTTGGATTCTTTGCGCTGTTTTGGCATTGACGAAACGCGCTCCACGAGATGCATTGCAACTGCTGCAGCAGCTCACTAAATTCCCTCGGTCATAGGGGTCGCCTCCTCGATCGAGCTCTATGACATGATCAACTTGTGTGGCCTTGGTGCGCTTGCCTTTAAGCCTGCACCAATGGCAGTCACCATCCTCCTCGAGTACAAGCCGGCGAACTTCTTTCCATCTCTTGGTTCCATAGATTGGGTTACCTGCCATGAAGCTCCATGCCGATGAGGCATCCGCACTTCTCTAGGTCGAGTCCTTTGATAACTTTCCAGCCTGTGTCTCTGCATTGTCCACAGGCTGAGTGATCTGCTACTTGAGAGAGCATAGGGACTATCTCATAGTCTTTGTTCTTAAGTTCTTGATATACATCGGGATTATCCCCATCAGGATTATCCCCACGAGGTGCGACCTGCGGTGATGTGTTTCTCACACCTTTATCCACACGCTGTGGAGTGTCAAAGACGAGGGTGTCGTACTGCCATTTTCCACCCTCATCTTGGTATCTTCGGCGCTTGATGTAGCCGGCGGACTCAAGTTCTGTCATGGCTGTCCTGATGGCATCTATCCCTTCGCGTTTGACACTGGCGAGGTGTCGTGTGGAGGTTCGCCAATTGTCAGGTTTGGACAGGACGAAAATAAGGACTGCTGTGGCCTTAAAGGTCAGACGCGAGTCCTCAATGATCTCGTTACGGATCTGAGTCCAGTTTGACTCTGGTCTGGGCGCTCGATAGATGCTCATAAGATGTCCTCTATTGTGACGCGCTTGCCTTGGCGGTAGGTCTGATAGCCGGCGACAGTACCGTCCACAATGACCTTGACATAGCGGTCAAGATGCTGGTCTTGGTTCAGGAGCGTCATGACGATGTGAGGGTTGGTGTGCAGCTCTGAGGCTTGGCTCTCGGTCAGTTTGCGAGGGTTGCCGACTCGATACATACAGATGACCTGATACTGAATCATGCTCCGAGCCTCAACCAGTGACCGTCAATCAATGTCTCGGCGAACATGACACTCCTTGAGCGCGCCTGAATGAAGATCCCGTCGATGCTCAGATACTCGCACTCAAGGCCACCAGTGCGAAGAGCAAAGATGTGGATGTAGTGCCGATTCGGATTATCCGAGTCCCCTGATTGAAAGAGGACTCTTAACGGTCGGATGGGTTGCATCCATTCTGTGAATACATTGTCGGGGTTCATATCGCTTCTTCTTTCGCTTGTAGGGACTTGAAATGTTTGAGAGCTGCACTTGGTGGAGCAAGCTGTGAGATCGGCAGGTCGTAGCAGTCGGTGTTGTAATAGCGTCCATTTGGGACATGGTTGCCATCGGCGTAATGACGCATCATCGGCTCGCCTTCATGGTGCAAGGTTGCCATTCTGAAGAACTTGTCCCAAGAGCATCCACCGAGAAGCCAAACGGCTTCAGGTCTGCCGGCGACATATTGCAAATGGACGAAGAAGAAGAAGTCAGACTTCTCGACTGGATTCTTACGAACACCAAAATTAACGCAGTAGTGCATCTCTGGCGGAGTGGTCACCTTTTGAACTTTGACTTCTATCGTGTGACCTGAATGAAGATGCACATCGCTCTTTAATCCTTGGTGTTTGTATGCGAGAAGATCGTTGTTCCAGCAGTAGTCAATGACAGCGATCTCACCGATCGCACCGATGAGGGAGTGTTCTTCCTTGTAGTCAGCGCGTTTCTTAAAAGTTGCGCCACTCATGTCTTCTAGCAGTTCATTAGCCTCAAAGATAAGGCGATCGGTGACTTGCACTCGAATCATCAGAACGCTTCTCCCTCGGCCATCTTCTTCGCTTTCAGATCGGCGACCAGTGTCTCAAAAGCGAGACGACCAGACGGAACCTCGCCGGCATAACCGAGAGCCCTGAGTAGTCGCCTCTGTCCTTCGGATGCTTCCCAAGGCTTCACAGGCTTCGCAGTCTGCTCTTCCTTCTGACGGTTGATCACTTCCTCAAGCGAGGCCATCTTTGGGAATGACATCATGAGCCCAGCCAAGCGTCCGAGACATGAAGTAGACGCATTCATCTGTTCGCTGTCTCGAGTGAAGGAGGTCTTGCCCGGGAAGGGCTCAAAACAGGTCGCTTGACAAGGGACAGGATCGTCAGGTGTACGCCAAGCCTGCATGGTGACACTGATGAAGGTCTTGTCGCCAATCGTCACGATCTCTGGGCGATGCTCCTTGATGCGAAGCTCAGGCCACTTCTCTAGTAGAGCTGCGAAGCGTGTCGGGACATCCACATAGTTACTCAAGTCCATAGCGACTCGCTTCCTCGTACTTGTTGATCACGATGCTCAGGCTTGAATTGGCAAGTTCTGGATCTTTTGCGTCGTAATGGTCAATGAGGTGATCGTAAAGATCAAGGCTCATAATGCGCCAAAAGTCGGCGCGCTTCTCTCGTAGTTTCAATCTGATCTCAAGATCGGCGATGTGCTTCTCCTGCTCTCTGATCGTCTGAACCATGCCGTCGGGGTCGTTCATTGGATAATCCTTCCTAGTTGGATAATCCGACCATATCAGACGGGTGTGTCAGAGATGAGCATCGCGTGACGCTGATTCTCCGATGTGCCTCCCCAAATGCCCGGAAGAGCTCGATAGCCGAATGAGAGCGCATACTTGAGACAGTCGTCTATCACTGGACAACTCTCACAGACTGCAACAGCTCTCCGAAGATGCTTCCATGCTTCAGCACCAACCTCAGGGAAGAACCAGTCAACCGGCAGATCACGACAAGCTGCCTCTTCTTGCCATTTGAGACTGTTCAGCATGAGATGCTCCAAGGTTGCCAGCCACATTTGCCAGCTTCTTCTCGAGCGTTCCACAGTAAGAACGCGAAGCGGAGGTTTGATGATGGGACTGCCATGTCGTCAAGAGTCCAGCCCATCTCCGAGAGCCATTCCTCGTGGATTTGGTTGATTTGTGTCAGGCCGTAGTCGTGACCATTGAACCATTCCGAGTCCGCTGAGATCGCTTGACAGCGCGATTCTTTCCACATGACGCGACCGAGGGTCTGCAACACTTCTGTCCTGTTGGGCCAGCCCATCTCTACGGCGAGCGGTAGCCATTCTTGACACTTGGTGTCGGGATCTATCTGGGCGAGCTGTGGGAGCGTTGTAGAGGTCTCTACGGGCTCATCGTAGATAGTCGCGTTCTCTTCTGCGATCATCTGAGCGATGAGGGCTTCTTGGTCGGCGATCTGCTCATCGGTCAGCGGAACAATCTGGACAGTCTGAGGGATTCTGATCGTGGTCTCTGGCGGTGAGTCTGACGATGATCCGAAGACCACGACCAGACTGAAATATGCGAACGCCACAAGGGCTAGGAACTTGAACGGGTGCATTATGTGCCTCCAGTGTCGGGGCTCAGCTGATGCTGTGCTCTCTTGGCTCAATCAGTTGACCGAATGAGCGACGCGATGTCAAGTCATTCGGCGAAGATTCGAGCAAACGCTTCCTCAACCAGTTTCGGATTATCTGCCATCAATGGCGAGATCTCAACATGAGTCCAGCCAGCTCCAGGTGTGCCTCCGTTGCGTGTGGGAGTCCAAGCCTTCCAAGCGTCACGATCGCAGCGGTAGCCGGCTCCCCATTTTGTGAGACCTGTCAAAGGGCATCCAGTGCCATCGTAGGCATGGATCTCTTCAATGTTCAGATCGTCCCTGTGCTCGTAGAGGAACTCTACAAGAATCTTCCGCTGTTCTTTTGTGCCTCGAAGATCTACTGCTCGCCATGTGGCATGGACGGACAGCGCAGAGCCTGAACGCATCGGACGGTTTGCATAGATGCCGATGTTCTTGACACCGAACAGGTACTCGCAGTATTCGACAAATCGCTTTGTGCCGGCGCGTGGTGTGGGATGATTGCCGTCTTTGTTCCCTGTGTACGGTCTAGGACTCATCTTTGTCTCCCTTGTCTTTGAGGCCGTTACTGGCGAGGATTCCTGAAAGTGCTCCGGTGAGGAAGAGCATCATCGGGGATAATAGCGACCATGCACTCTCATCGTTTGGTGACACTTCAAGAGGTTGGATGACGAATAGCAATCCGTAGAGCAGTGAAGCTGTGGAGATGACGAAGGTCGCCGACAGTGTGATGCCGACGATGAGGATGAGTCTGGCTTTGATCTCTGAGTTGGTGTATTTCTTCACGGGTTGCACCTTGTGGCTGTGGGTTGTTGTTTGCAGTTGTCTCGAGTGCGGTCGCTACAGCTGGTGATGACCAGCATGAGTGCTACAGCGAGAGCGGCGACGATGACAAGAGTTTTCATCAGGCTAATTGTGCCACGAATGCAATAGATATGACATTGGTGTTTGCCCATGTTGCTGGCACTGTTGCTGAAAGTCCTGTGCCTTGCAAATATGTTGCCGCAGCGTTAAAAACAAAAACGCTGACTGTGCTAGTAGAGGCTTCACGGAGACCGCCATAGAAAACATTGCCAGCTGGTGTCATTCGGACATCACCAATTAATTCACCGTTATCAGGCGACGGAAAGGTAAGACCTGAGGGCAAGTTGATAGTGACTGCGCCAGTGATTGCTGAAGTGGAACCCAAAGTGAATGTTCCTTGCCAAAAAAGAATCTTGTTAAACACAGAATAGGCGGCCACCCATGTCCCGTTACCGACAGTCACACCAGAAGCGAATGTCGGTGTGTAACTCGTCCACGCTCCCGCTGCATTTAATTCTGCTGCAGTCAAAATACTGCCCGATGTGAACGATCCAAAACTTGCCATAATGTTTTCTCCTTTACCAACCGAGCCGGCTGGTGTCTAATATTCCATCGAATGAATCATCAAGTATGAACGCGCTCCAGTTGTACCAAGGTTTCGTCCTTAACGACACGATCATGTCCTCAGGTGTACCGCTGATAGTGCGTCCACTGATAATGTTTTGAGTTGTCACCGTCGTGGTAGTGCCGACTGGTTTGTATTTGAGTTCTAGGCGCTCCCATATGCCTGACTCCATGTCAAGCAATTTTCTGAATTCGGTGTTGACAGATGCGTCCTGCAAACTTTTGATCTGAGACAATTTGACCTGAATGTTGGTCGGCACATATTCCAGAGTGTTCCAGCGACTGCCAAGAGCTCCGGTCTGATATTGCTGAGTCACAGTTGAAGTCATTAATAAAGGCCACTCAATGACACGAATTCCAAATACTTTTTCGTCAGCACCATTTGGGACGATTATTGTTGTAGACCCAATTTTTGACTGTGCAGCTGTCGCAAAGTCCGCTCGAACATACGAAGCAGTCAAAACTTCAAACGGCATTGAACCTGTCACTGGTGTGATGTCAGAGCCGTACATAAAATAAGGCCCCTCTTGTGTGTTTTTCAACGGTGTTTCATACAAGATCACTGATTCGTAAGTAAATGGGCCACCAACGAGCACCTGTGTGGTTTTCACGGGCCATGAGATAGAAGCTGATGATGGTATGTGTTGACTACTTAAAAGATCTGAGACTGCGCCAGTTGTTGGTGCGTCACCGTATTGTGTCACGCTTCCCGAACTGGCACCAATGCTCCGGAAACTTGCCGACGATGACACTTTGCCAAGCACCGGGAACTGAGCCTGATTCAAAAGTGCAGCGATCTTAACGCTCATCAGTTCAAGCGATGCAACTATTGCCAAATTGGTCTGCGTGTTAGATGCAAATTGGAAAGCGTCAACACAAGTGAAAGAGGCTTTGCTGTCTTTGTACCCTGAGTCAATGGAGAAGTCAATACAGATTCCGTCAAAGAGTTGAGTCGTAATTCCGTCTATTTCCATTCTGAGCGAAAACCTTGAGCCGAACCAGTTTGTGGTTGCGTAAGTTCCGCCAGCGTTCGGTGTGAAAGCGTTGTCGAAGTTCTTGACGGTGAACGATGCAGAAGCTCGGCCCATCGTAAAGATTCCGCAATCAAGATCTGTCGTGAACGATAGAAGTGTTGAGGTTAGATCAATAAATGAATCAGTAGATGTGTTAACACCGAGAAAAGTTTCGTATGTGATCGGTGGGGCCATGTCAGCCTCGGAACGCTGTGCTGTTTATTGTGATCGGTAACGCTCCACGGTTTCGAATGTACTGCTGTAAAGCTGCGACGACAGCGTTTGGGTCAGCACTGGACACATTGACTGTGATGTTTGTGCCACCGCTACCGCCGAAGCCCATGCTGGCCAGTTTGGAGAGAGGAATAATTGCTTCAGGTTCTCCGCCTTCGCCAGCCATAATTAGTTGTGCGCTCGTCACGATGCCACCTTGAGCGAGTTCGGGAATGTCTGGCACATTAAAGCCAGAGCCACCATATTTCGGAACCCAGCTCGGAATCGTAAACGACAGTTTGCCGACGGTGTTGTTCCATAACCAAGCGACCATTCGAAAGGCTGCTTTGAATGGTGCTGTGATGACATCGGCGACGAATCCCATCGTCGCTTTGATCCCTTTGAAGATCAGACTGAACGCTTCCATGATCTGATCTTTGAAAGTGAAGATCGCAGCGATTGCTAGTCCGAATGGGCCTGTAATAATCGCAAGCAGGAGTTTCCAGTTGTCGCCGATCCATGAGATCACATTTTTCATGAACCCAATAATCTGATCTTTAAAAGTGACAAAGAAAGCGATCGCCAAACCGAACGGGCCAGTCAGGACTACTAGGAGTAGTTTCCAGTTGTCGGTCACCCAGTCGAAGACTGCTTTAATTGCGTCCCAAACTTTGGCGAACGAGTCGCCGACAAACTTGATGACACCATCAAAGAGCCCGAACTTTTTTTGAAGTAGGACGAGGACTGCAATAATTGCGACGATTGCAGCGACGATGAGGAAGATCGGGTTCAAAGCCATGACAGCATTGAAAACTGCTTGAACTGCTGCAAAAGCTTTAGTGGTTGCTGTCCATGCTGTCATTGCAGCGTTCACTGCTACGACAGCCACAGCAAGTCCGCCGATCACTGCACCAATGGTGACGATGAGTCTTTTATTTTTTGAGGCCCATGCTGCAAACTCCAAGAGCTTCGGGAGCAGTTTGTTGGCGAGAGGAACGACTGCTTGACCGATGGACTCTTTCAACTCGCCCATCTGGATTCCGAGGTTCTTCATCTTGCCCTGAGTCGTGTTCGCTGCAGTGTCCGCTTGACCTGAGAAAGTCTCGCTCATTGCTTGGAAGACTTCGTCGGTTGATGCTCCGCTTTTGATCAGATCGGCGAGGGCTGGATCTAGTTTGCGGAGTGGGCCGAGGTTGCCATTGAACGCTTTGGAAAGTGCATCTGAGACAGCGCCAAGATCTTTACCTGTACCGGCAGAGACATCTAACGCAAGACTCAAAAGATCTTGAGCCTTGGTGACATCTCCTGTGCCTCGAACAAGCGAGTCAAGAGCTGGACGCAGTTGATCGTCGGCGACAGCTGCAGCGATGGAAGTCTTTGAGATGAAGTCCTCGACTGCCGAGACTTCTTTGTCGGTCGCTCCAGTGACATTGCCGAGGGTTGTGGCGAGCTTTTGTGCTGCAGCGTCATCTTCTGCGAACGCTTTGACAGCATCAAAAGCGACAGCGCCGAGAGCTGCGACAGCAAGCCCTGCAGGGACTGCAGCCTTCTTGATCGCAAACGAAGCCTTCTCGCTTTTGGTTTCTAGACGCTTAAAGTCGGCGATCGCTTTGTTAATGCCGGCAGGATTCCACTCTGAGATAATGGGAAGGTTGATAGCCATTAGCGTTTTACGATTCTCTTATTGGTTTGTCCCATGACTTCTTGGACGATCTTGTCAACATTTCTAGTGACCTCGTCTATGTAATCATCGGAGCGAGCCCAGACGAAGCGTGACGGTGTGCGAAGTTTGCTGGTCAGATCGTTTGCGAAATTCGGTCGAGCGCGCAGAGGGTTCTTGTTGCGTGTTTGGTTCGGGCCTCGTCCTGCCATGTCAGTCATAGAGAGAGCTGCACCTTTAGCAGTGATCTTCACTGTTCCGATGGACTCGTACTGTGCTCCTGCGCTGACATTGCGTTTGCGAGCTTTGCGCGTGTCAACTTTGACGACGATATTCTTTGACTCGTTCTTCCATGCTGTGCGTCCGTTGTGCTTTTGTCCTGTCAACGGTGGCGACGACGGAATCGAGTCCTTAATCGCAGAGACGAGAGGATCCATTGCGGACTTGATGTCCTTGGTAATCTGCCGACGGAGAGCAGGATCAACCTTCTGGATCTCACGAAGCGCATCTTTGAGTCCTGCGTAGTCAACTCCTACTGATGCAGCCATTAGGTCTTCCGTCTTTGTTCATTGATGATCTGGACACAAGTCGCCAGATCGTCTGTCTCGAATGTTATGTGTGGAGGCCAGAACCCAGTCTCAACTAGCAGAGCTGCTAGTTGTCGCCGGTGGCCTCCTGTGTAGGGACTGCGGTCGCAGTCTCCACAACTTCTAGATCTTCCAATTTCTTGACGAACTCATCGAATGAGATCGGGACTGGATGACCTTGCTGTTTACTGGCCTCGTAGGCCATGAAGGCTAGATCTTCCATCCCGATCCCGTTCGCAAGATCTGAAGCTCGTCGCTTGAACTTACGCTCCCACGAGATGATCACGAACAGGTTCGTGATCACTTGATAAGTTTCGCCTTCGGCGAGTCTGACACTGAGTGTGAGTTTCATGTGGTCTCCTAGTCGGGGTTCGGATTACTTACTTGATCAGGTGATGTCGCGAGTGAAGGTTCCGCCCATAAACACGGCCTCGACAACTGACAGCTCTCCGACGGTCGCCGAGATCGGAGTCACGGTCGCCAAGTAGCAACCTGCGAGCGTGTACTCAGGATTCGATGCTGATTCGGTTGCGCCGGCTGGGCTGATGACGAGTGTGGATTCGACACCGAGCAAACTGTTCAGCATGGTTTCAACTTCGGTCGCACCGTAGCTCTGGAACAGTGTGAGCGTGAGCTCATTGCTGAAGAGGCCTGCACAGAAGGTGCGTGAGGTCTGACCGAAGGCCGTGTTCTCAAGTGCTTCAGCCGTGAGGGTTAAGGTCGCTGCAGAACAGTGACTGGTGAGTGTCATCGCTGATGGTGCTGTGACGGTGACGGTGGGGTTGCTGAGGTAGGTGACTGTTGCGGTCATTGTTTTGTCCTTTTATATGCGGCTAGTGCCGATTCTTATTGTGAGGTCATATGCAGGCAACTCGGCAGATCCGATCGAGGCGATCGTAGGTCTGCCAGAGATGACTGCGAGAGAGGAGTTCATGAGCGTGTCAACGACTCCGAGTATGTAGTCCGTAGTGTCTTGGTTGCCGGGTGGCGCGCCCAACACTCGGAGATCGATCGTGATGTCCGCTGTCTGGTTATTGAACGAACTGAAAACAGGAAGCTCAATGAATACAGTAAGAGGTCGAGCGTTCCGAGGATCAGTGACCGGCTTAAGGCCGAGAGCTGTGATCGTCGCTGAGACAGCGTTGATCGTGTCTGTGAAGATGCCTGCCATCTCATGCCACTTGCGATCTCTTGATGCCGAGTAACTGGTTTATCCGACCCATTGAAGCGACAGGTGCGCTGATGTTCATGTCTTGGAAACTGTTGAAGGAGTCCAAACTTCCGCGCTCTCTGTACAACGAGGCCGCCATGAGCACGACTCCAGCCTTAACTGCAGCATCAGGGACGGTCGTGAGACTGTCGTGATAGCCGGCCTGAACTCTGCGCTTAAAACTCCAAGCATTTGAGGCGTTAACTGATGAGGTCATGAAGGCCGTGTCGTTGGCGGTCGCTCCGCTAATGCCGAGAAACTCGGTGAGATCGCTGACTGTGATCCATGTGCAGGTCTGAGTCCAGACGAGCGATCCGACAGGATCTGCAGCTGAGCGATCTAGATCGTCGCCAACATCTTGGAAGAGCAGCTGGTTCGGAATGATGACATCCGAGTCGTAGAGATAGTCCCCTTCTTCATCAATGCCGATGAACAAGTAGGTCGGAACTGCGAAGACGATGTGTGAGCCGTTGAGACCGTGTCCTAGACCTGAGAGCGTGATCGTTTGACCGATCGCGATGTCAGTGTTCTCAAGAGTCTGAACGACGGCAACATCTGACAGACGCTGGTGGTGCGTGACTGTAAATGTGGCCATCGTTCAGATCTCTCTACTCGTCTAGTCGGTTCAGGCGCGCTTGACGAACTTCGTCGCGTCCATCATTACCGAGGAGAAGTACCCTCTGAACTTTATGACCCGACCGAGCGCACCGTCACTTAGATCCACAGAAACGGCTCCGCGCTGTTGTTCCCAGCATTCGAAGCCAGTGCTGTCACCGACATAAAGGTTCTTTCCGCCTGCAGCAACCAAGTTGCGGTCAACCACGAGCGACAAGCCGAAAGCGTTGCCGTTAAAGGTTGAGGCCGATGCGCCGGTGCCGACTGCGTTCTGTGGGCCGACATTCGGGAACAACGGACGACCAGCATCGTCCACAAGTGCGCCGAGCGACGCGTAGTACGCAGGTGACATCACGAGCACATTCGGCAAGTTGCCGTTTGAGTTGGTCAAGATCTGCTCTGCTGAGTTGTAGATGAACGCTACCCAGTCGGCAGGTGTTGATCCTGAGGTCAATGCTTCAGTCTGGGTGACTCCTGCTTCGAATGTTGCACAAGCTGCGACATCGGTGGCGTTTGCGTAGATGCGTGCCATGTCGTCAATCAATGCACCGAGAACTTCGGGCGAGGTGAAGTCCATTGATTCTTCTGAGATGTTTACATATCCGCCGTAGAGGGCCTTGGTGATCTGGATGTCGTCCACGACGAAAGTTCCTTGATCAAGTGCGACGAGTTCGCCGTTACTTGCGCCGATGGTCGTGTGTGTGGTGACCTTCGGTCGAATGAACACCTTGCCCGATGCGGGCATTTGGCGGACTCCCATTGCAGTGATCAATGGGCGATAATTCGCTACAAACGAGTTATAGATCGGCGAGATGATCGGAACTGGTAACAGGCCAGGTGCATCAGTGCTCGTCACATTTGGTGCAGCTGCATGGATGCGCTGGTTGAACTCAGCGAACTCAGATCCGCCAGCCAAGAACTTGATCATGTACTCGGCAGCGGTGGGAAGTTTGAACTCACGCTTCGGTGCTGCGTACTGGATGGGGGCAGTGGGAACTGCTGCTTCGATTGCTTCTGACATTTCATCCTCCTCGGATGGTTGGGTTGGGGTTGGTGTTTCTTCTTCTTCGTCGGGTGCTTCCTCTTCGGGTGAAGAGGCAGCGACTGAATAGACCTGTGCGTCGGCGTATGCCGGTGTCGTGACGACTGAGAGCTCTACGAACTTCGCTTCAGAGACTTCTAGCGTCCCGTCTGCGAGGCGCTTGAACTTGGTTGGCACTGCGCCAACCGAGACCGAATCTAGAGCGCCATCGGCGAGCAGTGCGAGAGCGTCGTCAGCTGCACGAGTGGCGCTCAGTTTGGCGACAAACATCATTCCCTCAGCAGTTGATACTCTTTCGGTGACTCGTCCGATGACGCGTGTCTCGTCGTGATATTCAAGGAGCTTCGGCATTGGGCCATCTTCGGGCAGTGAGCCCTCAAGGAAGATCACACTCTCGCCACCACTCAGTTGGGCCTTGACATTCCAAGGAACGGCGAGGCCTGTTATTTGGCGTGATGGTTCGCCATCGGCGGAAGCGTCAAGTGTGATCTGTTGAGCGGTGAGTCTGATCATGAGGGCATCTCCTGAGGTGTTCGCATAGAGGCAGGTTCTTCAATGTCAATCTCTGAGCGATTCATTGCGACATCTTCTATCAGATCTTGGGTGTCAAATTCCACGAACCTATTGCGAGGCAGGATGTCTGTTCCGCTGAGAGTCTCTTGAATACAGTCCATGTACAACTTGGCTCCGAGCAGATAGAGATCTTGCTTGGCCTGAGTGGCGTTGGAATAATTGTAGCCAGAAATGCCTATGCCCAGTAAGTAGGCGGGGACACCGATTGCCCTGCTGAGCTCGAGTGCGCTGAAGTTTCGTGCTTCTACAAGCTGGAGTTTGCTGGGGTCTGTGTCGAATTGTTCGTACTTGACAGCCGAGTTCAATGCGCCGACAGCGTTCACGCGTCGAGCGTTTGACCATGCTGCAGCGAGCTCACCGAGTGACTCAGCGTCAAGTGGTTCAGAGCTGTCGGTCTGCTGTAAGTATCCTGCGACGATTTCATTTGAGGCGAAGCGTTCAGCGGAGCGATCCAATTTGATGGCGGTCTCTAGTACTCGGCGACCTGTCCAGAGGAACCCTTGAACGGGTGCGAGGAATTGGATGACATCTTGTGTCGGAATGTTGATCCCGTTGAATGTGATCTGGTTGGATTTTCCGAAGAACTGCGGGCCGGGCTGATCCAATGTGTCCACCATCTCGCAGGGCATCCACTGGAAAGCGAGAGGCCGTCCAGTGGCGGAGCTGCGTGATGTCACATAGAGGAAAGCGCGTCCACGCATCATGAGATCCATGCACAGATTCGACATGACAAAGTTACGCGTCAGGGTTGGATCTGGAGTGTCCATCCATGATTCGTTCTCAAGATAGATCTTCTCGTACCGTTCGCCGTTGAACTGTGTCGTGTAATGGCGAAGAGGCAATGAGCCGACGAGCGAGATGATCATCTGTGTCGCTCGAGACACGGTAGGCACAGACAAGGCCAGCTCTGAAGCCGCCCCGACGGTGTAACTCCAAAACTGGCCGAGTCCGCTTTGTGAGGCAGAACCTGCTGCAGCTTGAAGCGGTGCGTGTGCGAACGCGGGGGTCGCGTCTTGCTTCTTACTTCCGAAGAGTGCCATCGCTTGCGAGTCTCTCAAACTTGCAAGCGCGTGTCCACTAGGGTCAGCCGAAAGCCATCTGAGGTTTCGCTGATGCTCTCGGTCGTGATGTGAGCATGATTCCCCACACTGAACATCGGGCGAGCTCTATCGGGCCGGGTGACTTTTGCGAGCTGAGCACGATCGCTCCGCCAGTCTTGACTGCTACTGCTCGAGCAAAATGTTCCGACAGTGCAAGATCGCCAGTGTGGCGAACACGATCCTCAACGATCATCGCACGAGCTGCACCTGTCCACTTTATGAGTTCCGCATAGCCGACGATCGTCATCCGCCGGCGAAGATCTGGAGGGCAGTGGATCTCCAGCGATGGAGTACACGCAAGTTTGACGGATGGGTCTGACATTCGAGTCACGACTTCGGCCCACATCTGCTGAGCGGATTCCACGACAAACTCGGTCGTCACGATGACGCGCGTCCCGTCGTACGCGCAACCGATCCCGACATAGCGTGACTCGTCAACGGACGAATCAACGACGATCCACTGGATCGGAGGCATCGGATCTACGCTCTTTCGGTCGTTCCAAAGGTTGATCGGGAGATAGGAGTTAGTTGAATCAACCCACAGATTCAGATGGCCTCGGATGAACGCTTGCCGATTCGGCGAATCAAACGCGAGCTCCAGTGCTTTCATGCTGATCGTCGTTCCGAGCGCAGGGTTCGCCCATCCCCAATAGCGCCGATCTTCCAAACTGACTCCAGGCGGAAGTGACCATTCAGCGAAGTACAGGGAGCCAGTTCGGCCCGAGTCAATCGCTGCCATCCCTTGCTCTCGAAGCTGGAGGAGCACTGTGGAGCCTTGGTCGCCGGCGGTACTGAACATCATCATCATCGGATTCTTCTTGATGGCGACCTGTGATGGCCTGAGCGCAGTGAACACGACCTCGGGACTGATGTCCCACAATTCGTCCACGAGGATGACCGAGGCTGTCATTCCGTGAGCGTGAGCAGAAGCTGCGACGACTGCGATAGATGATCCGTCTGGGAAGTTGACACGCTCGTCTCCGTTCTGCCAGCGAACCTTGCACAAGAACTTGTCCTCAAGGTCTCGACAAACATCACGAAAGAGCGCCATGCTTCGGCGCTTCTGGTTAGCAACAATGACGATCGTCTGAGGTTCTTTTTGGATCGCTGCATACTCGGTCGCCATGTAGCCAGCGACAGCACGCATCAGCAAGCTCTTGCCATTCTGACGGGCCGTAGAGATGCACGCTTCACGGAAGATGAAGTCGCCGTTCTCGTCCAGACTCAAAGCATCATTCACGATCCGCTTCTGCCACTCCATCAGATCAATGTTGAGCACGCGCTTCGCCCACAAGGTTAGGGCAGGGCCGAAACTCTCGCCGGCTGGGACGGGCGTGACCAGTCTCGGCTCGATCCTGCCCGATGTTGGAATATCCGACTCCGATCCGCTCAGTCCCTGCTGGTTCAGGCTAGTTGAGGGGATTTCCGAGT